ATGAAAAAAGTATTGTATGTCCCACTCGATGATCGCCCAGCCAACCTGGATGACGTCATTGTACAAGGTAAAGCAGCCGGTCTCCATATCGTTACACCGAACCGGAAGGACATCCGAAATCGCTTGGATTCGGAGAAAAAGGTAGATGGCACCACATTACTGGGTACATCTACACCTCAGTATGGCAAGCCGTCCAATATTCACGATTTTATTCTAGAGCATGCTGCTGAAGTTGAAGGCTTCATTATTTCAAGCGATATGCTGGCTTATGGTGGTCTGATTGGTAGCCGCGAGCTTCGTGAGAACGGGGGCGGTGACTATCCGAACTATGATCAGGAGACAACGCGGTTGTTGGATGTAATTCGTGTTATCAAAGAGAAATATCCATGTAAACCCGTTTACGTCATGGATACAATCATGCGACTTGCGACCACTTCATTTGCAGATGGACTTGCGCTTGATGCTTATAATGAATCGCGAGCATTAATGCAGCAGCCTCGTAAGACATTTACTGCTTTTGAAGATATTATCCAGGGGTATAACTTGTCTCCTGATTCTACAGAGTATGGTGAGACGACCTATTTTGACAAAGAACAATATTACAATACCAGACAGCATAAATTCAAAACGAATCTATACATCCTGGATCAACTGGCACGTAAGGGATATATTGACTTTCTCGCGATTGGCGTGGATGATGCCAATACACAAGGCGTACAGATTAACGAGATCCGTTATGTGGAGAATCAAATTAACGAATGGCTTGGCGGAGTAGCTGGGCAGAATCCAGACCGTGCGATCATTCTTCCGGATGCCGATGGTTTGGGGCATTCGTTGTTAGCTCGTATGGCGAATCAATTGATTCGTGATGGCGCAAAAACACGTTATGCAGTTACCTACTTTGGCCCGCATGGTAATACCATCGTGAATACCTATGAATATATGAATGTGCATGAGAATGTAGCCCGACATATTGATATCGTGGGTGGCGTGCTTGTTGCTGATTCTGCATATCCAGTTCTAGAGGAAGAGACGGATACTGAACTTGTCACAGGCGAGAACGTTAGGCAGGATGGTGCTGCGCTTCAAGCTACAACGTTTGATGTTGCCTCCGAACTCGATCGAATGACCAGCCATTCTCACAAAAACAAATCAGAGCCTAACTTAGAAATTGTGGCGATTACGGCATTGGAAGAGGTAGAGGCTGCTGTTGAGCGAATTAACGCCAATAGTGAACAAGGTGTGCCAACGGTTGTGATTGATTTTGTAGGTAAAGGCCCTGCGAATGTAGATGTAGCTGAAGCGCTATTGAATAGCTCACACACCGGTCGCGTTCTAGGGTATAGTGCGTGGAATACACCAGGCAATAAGATCGGGATTGCGGTTGGTATGGGACAATCTCGCTATGCCTTTATTACGAAAGAAACGAATCCTTCTGTACTAGAGGAAGCGATGAATGCTCATGGATCACTATTGTTTAAACGTTTCCTGAAGGATTATTACTACAAGGCGGTTGCGATTGCAGATATTCGCACATATTCCCGTGCCCATGCCCTCTATACCAACGTGGCTACGCTTGCGGATCAGAATATGCTTTTGTTCAATTCCAGTGAGGACTACGAACATCTACAATCGTTGCTGCGAGATTTAATGCAGATATACACAACGACACTTGCCGCTAAACCTGCATTTGCCCAAGGTAATGATGCAGTGGTTCAGTTGGAAGATGGGGAAAGCTCCTACGCTAAGTATCTAAATGCAGAGTTGGAGTATACCAATCCGGACTTCATCTGGGGACGCGCGTTTGAAATTACGCTGAACCCCCAAGTTACATTGGTATTCGTCTAAAAGGGATACAAGTTTAACGTCGTCTTTTTTCCACCCAAGATACACTCTTAATCGCACCGAAGTCATGCCAATCACCATCCGCGTTAGCGATCAACAGGTGTAAGATTATATTATCGGATCAATCGCACAGGGACACACCGAAAGCACATACGCTAGGGCGTGATTGAAAACTCCGAAGGACGCAGATTTTGCCGAATTTTCGTTCCAAGCCAGGAAGTTTTCCGCAGGCGTGCCGGGGCACGTCAAGGGAAAGTGACGTAGCAGGGAGCGAAAAGGGGGTGAAAGATGCACTTCAGCGAGTTTTCAAACACGTCCTAATGTACAGCAGACCGGCCATTGAGCCGGTCTTTCTTATGCGGTGATGTTGTCTAGTTTGGTTCGATCATAGATTGTACTGGAGACGGAATGTTAAAGGGGGAGTTTCATGACTGCTGCATTGTCGCTGCACAATGGGGGCAGATCATACATTTGCAGCCGAAGGGGGCGAAATGAATGTGTCTATAAGAAATAACGCTGATTCTACAGCCAAGATGGGTAGGGTGAGCACGCTCATGAAACAGACATTGAAGCAGAAGCTTGCTGAGCTTATTCCAGCATGGCAGGGTCAGGTGCATGATGCACTTGCACCGGGCGAGCCGATAAATGAGCCTTGTGCGGTCATTGCTTTTGCCGAAGAAGTACCTAAGTTTAGCTGGGCAGGATACCGTCGAATCATCCGCATTGCTCCGTATGCGAGACTCACAGAGGGTGGAGCGGAGCAGGTGGAGATCTGGTCCAGTAAGTTGGTGGAGGGATTACACCAGGTTCGATTACAGGATACGGAGGGCAATGCCTTTACCTGTATCTACCTCGGATCTTCCGATTGTGATCGAATAGACTCAGGTGCAGGCTTCATTACACGTAGTCTTCGATTTGGAGTCTATATACCTGAGGTCATTGAACATGATCTTGCCATCGAAACGCAGGACTATTCGATGCTTGCACTCCAGAACTGGACACAAACTGAGCTTGATTCAAGTTGGTCTGTCTATCGTGATGCGTGGCCTGGGGGGTACGAGTCTCCTTCTGTTTTGTGGCGACTTGCGAGTTGCGATATCGCTGAGGCAGGTGCCTCTACACTGGAGATTCACAAGAAGCTCGTGGGACATGTCATGACTAGAAGTCCAGTGGCGACACGTAACACTGTAATTCGGCTTGTGGAACAGCTAGGGGTACAAGCACGAATCGCAATTACTGATGCGGGGGGCGAAGAGACTAACGAGAGCAGGAGATATGTCACGGTTGATGACGTCTCTGCCGATTTACAGGCGGACGCCTACCTGAATGGACAGATCCGTCTGACCTTACAGGAGCGGATTCGTCGCCCAGGAACAGACGTACCTTTCATTCGTCAGGTGCATCATAGCAGAGGAATAGAATAAGCATGAGTCACAATAAATTTATTAATAATGCGTGTTGAACTTATAACCAAATGAGGTGAGATAGCGTTGACAAGCTCAATTGAACATAACCAACAAGGCGATGCGAAGTACACGCAAGCCGAGCTAATCAATCATACAGAAGCCCTCTTTGCCGTTAAGGCTGAGGTGCTGTATGGGGCGCTGAGCGAAGCAACGGCGCAGACGTTTTCCATTGCGGAAGCACAAGAACGAATCAACCAATTTATGAAAGCGAAGGTGAAGGGCTAATGGCAGGCGGAACATGGGAGCAGACGAATCGTCCGGTACTTCCGGGCTTATATATGAATTTTCAGGCGGCAGCAGCATCGTCCATTCAGGCAGGAAATCGTGGAACTGTTGTAGTACCAGTGAAGGCAAACTGGGGGCCGGCGGGGACTTTTGTAGAAGTGGGCAGCGAATCAGCGATTGAACGGATTTTCTCAGCGGGTGCACGGGACAATGGGACAGCATATACTTCCCTGAAGCTTGCGCTACTCGGTGGACCGAAGAAGCTGTTAGCCTATCGGGTCGTGGGGGAAACGGCGAAGGCGGGAAGTCTTACGCTCAAGGATCGGAACGACGAAGATGTGCTGCGATTGGATGCCAAGTATGTAGGGGATCGGAGTAACGATTTCTACGTCACGATTCAACCTGGCATCATCGATAATACGAAGCATGAAGTGCGCCTTTTCGAAGGCAATCGCATGTTGTACGCGTTGGTGACAGCAGATATCACAGGTGCAGCTCTGGCAGAACAGATCAATGCGGATGAGAACAACGTATGGGTAACAGCAGTAGCGATTGGAGATGGTACGGGCGAGGTTGCCACCGTTGCAGGTGCATCATTCAAAGGCGGTTTGAGCGGTAACGACAGTCTGACCAATGCGGATTACATTGCCGTACAAGAGGCGCTCGAGGGTGAACAATTCGATGTATTGGCTCTGGATCAAGCCGCGGATGCCCCTCTGCTTGCAAGCTTTGGCGCATGGATCAAGCGTGTACGTAATGAGGGTAAACCGGTTATTGCTGTATTTGGCGGTTCCGCAGCAGATGATACATCGGCGAATGCCGCTCAGAAGGCATCGGCTCGTTCAGCGCAGTTGAACCATGAGGGTGTCGTTAACGTGGGTACGGGGGTGCGTTTGGGAGACACCTTCTATAGCTCGGCTGAGACATCTGCGTATGTTGCAGGTCTGATCGCAGGTCAGCGTTTGAACGAATCCACCACGTATGCATCAACTCCGTTCGATGATGTAACACGTCGCTGGACACGGGCTGAACAGGAGCAGGCTGTGCAGAATGGTGTGTTTATTTTCTTCCACGATGGTCGTCAGGTGAAAGCACTGCGTGGTGTGAATACGCTAGTTGCACCCGTGGCTGGACAGAATAATGCATGGAAAAAAATCCGTTCCATTCGTGTGATGGATGCCATTAACGTAGACCTGCAGCGTTCTGCTGAGGACACGTACATCGGTAAAGTGAATAATACGGAGGAAGGTCGCCAGGCATTGATTGGGGCGATGAAAGCCTATCTAGCCTTGCTCGCGCAGAGCAACGTGATTGAGGTATCAGGATACGATGTGCTTCTCGATCCTGCATATTATGGAACGGCTCCGATTCTGAAGCCGGAAGCAGATCAGGTGTATTTGCAGTGGAATGTGAAGCTGACGGATGTAATGGAGCAATTATTCGGCACTTTTTATGTGCAATAAGTTTTGTTAGGAAGGCAATTTCTAGTTTGCGTATAGAGTGTGCTGTTTCAAGATAAATGAGTTTAGCCGGATGTGGAAGTAAGTGAATGAGGCAAAGTTCAATTATATCCATAAATAAAAATATGTGAACGAATGGTTTACGCGAATCGATACGTTCAATGATCCCAAGGAGGAATATTCATGTTAGATGCATCACGAGTTATTCTCGGTACCCATGGTCAGCTGCATATTGATGGTACGTGGCAGACCAATATTAACAAGCTGGAAGCGAGTGTAGAGATTGAGAAGCGTGAGTTGAATCTGGTCGGGAACGACTGGAAGGTGCACAAGAATGGAGCGAAAAAAGGAACAGGTACGATGACAGGGTACAAAGTTACCTCGGATATGATTACACGTGGCTTCACAAAGTTCCAGATTATCTCCAAGCTGGATGATCCGGAGTCCTATGGACATGAGAGTGTGCTGTTGAAAGGCTGCATGGTGGACAGAATCCAACTTGCCAACTGGACGGCTGGCGAAGAAGTGCCGGAAGAAACAGGCTTTACCTTTGAGGGATTTGAGTTGCTCAATCCAATTGTAGCGAACTAAGAATCGCAGTTAGGAAGACGTAGGACGATAAAGGAATAGGTGAAGCAAGGCAACAGCAAAGATAAGGCAAAAATATACCAAAGAAAAAGTAAAGGGTAAGGCAAAGAAAATAAGCAAGCAGACTGAGGGGAATTCGGTCTGCTTCTTATGTTTGTGCGGATCTTTTGTAACACGAAGTACATTTTAGGAAACCTAAAGGAGACATGCCTCGATGAGTATGAATGAAAAGCTGTCAGAAGAGCAAATTTTGGATCAGCTATTTGAAGCGGCAGAGCGGTTGCCAGAGGAGAATGTACGTATTCAGCGGTTGGATCTGCTGCTTACGTTGCGTGGACTGACATCCTCCAAAGTCGATCAGATCCGCGAACGTTGTACAGTTCGCAAAACGGTCAAAGGTCGCACCGAGGAAAAGGTGGACACCGAGACGTTTAATGCGTTGCTTATTTCCGAAGCGACCGTGAAGCTGCAAGTGCGCAGCCTGGAATTATCCGGATGGGGCGATAGCCGCATTACTGGTCGCATGAAGCTGTCTGGTGGGGAACAAGCGGTTCGCCGGATGCTACTTGCTGGTGAGCTGGATGCGGTGGGTGACAAGGTGCTGGAGCTATCCGGGTTCGGTGTGGAGATTGAAGACCTAAAAAACTAATTCACTCCGGCGGGATGACAACGTTCCTCTATCACATGTGGGTGCGTCATCATCTAAGACCCGGAGATTTCTGGTCTCTACCCCGAGGCGAACGCTCGTTGTTGCTTGCTTTCTCGGAAGAGGAAATGGATGCAATCACGAAGCAAAACAATCGGTAAGGTAGAGGAATCCATATTGAATGACAGGAGGTGAATTAGATGGCAGAAATGATTGTAGGTCTAAATAAGTCCAATGCGCAGATGCGGACAACCCTTCGTTATCTGGATCAGATTCAGCGTTCGACCGAACGGCTAGGCAGGGTACGATATCAGAGTCTAATCAAGACCAACAACGAGTTGCGTACGACTGGACGCAGGCTGGAGCATGTGTACAGTACCGCAATTCGATTAAGTAGATTGCGTATCACACCGACGATTGGGCTAAACGATCAGCTAAGTCCTGCTTTGGATCGGGTATTGGCAAAGCTTAACCGAGTTCAGGGACAGATGGTTAAGGCATCGGGAACGGTATCTGTCGAGGTGCGCCAGAAGGTTGAAGTGGCGATGGGTAAGATGAATCCGGCGAGCGGATCTTCACTGTCGCTTAGTATTGGCAGCAATAACAATACAGTTAAGAATATAGCGAAGGAAGAAGAAAAAGGCTGGTTGGATAAGGGTGCTGATTTTGCAGATTACATTAATAAATTTGGAGATGCAGTAAATCATCTTATGGAAGCACCAGGGAAACTACGTGATCTATGGAACAAGATTACAGGAAAAAAATCTAAAACAGATGCTACCTCAAGCCCCGCCGCCAAATGCGGCTGCTGCTCTGGCGGCAGTATTGGAAAGACTCGCAGAGGTGGTTCAAAGGGTGGTTCAAGAGGTGGGAATCGATCCAGAACCAATTCTCGAACGGGAAATGTTGGTGGTGGTCAAGCCGAGAAAACTCCGCGTAGAGTTTCTGGGGGAGGTTATCGAGGTCGACCCCAGAGAACTACTCCAGCACTCGCTCCAACCCAATCCAAAATTCATCAAGACACATCAAACAAGTCCTTCCGCGAATCCGTATCCATGGAGAAGAATAGGCGGATGCGAGGTGGAGGGACATCCGGTTTTAGCTCAGGCATCCTGTCAGGTTCTCCTATGGGTATGCCCAATCTGTTATCGGGTAACGGCATGTTTAGCAAGATAGGTGGAGGTCTGGCTAAGGGAGCAGGGAAACTGCTCGGACCGATCAGCATGTTGGCAGACGTAGCGAATGTGGCTTCTGCTCCAGCTGGAGAGCGTGGGCGAGCCGTAGGCTCTATGATTGGAGGAACTGCGGGCACAGCGATTGGTAGCGCCATTGGAAGTGTGATTTTACCTGGGATTGGCACGTATGTGGGCGGCGCAATTGGCGGCTGGGCAGGAAGTGCTGCGGGCGAATGGATTGGTGGTAAAGCGAAGGATATTGGCAATTTCATGTCGAGCGCAACCGAGAGCGTGGGCAATGCTGTATCTGGTGCGGTAGATTATGTCGCTGAGAAAACGAAAAACATTACGAGCGGCATCTCCAATTTCTTTGGGTTTGGCTCGAAGGAAGAAGAGAAGGTTCCGCCTGCACCTGTGCCTCCGCCCCCTTCAGTGCAACCTGCAATAGCTCCGCCTTATATTCCTTCCGCGCTCTTGACCACAGGCCCGTTGGCGTATATGACATCGATGGGGGTTCAACCCACTTCGGCGGCACTTCAAGGTTCGAGCATGATGCAACTGCAGGCAATGAATGCGGGCAATGGATCGCAGTCCACAGCGGGAACTAATGGCAAATCATCCCCGATGACCGTACAGATCTCGGAAGATCAGATGAGTAGCTTGTCGAGTTACCTCAAGGATTTCAAAACCGAAACAACGAACCAGATTGCTGTAAATGTTCCCGTAGGTGCGGTGCAAGTTACCGTTCGTGAGAATGCCATTGACTACGATGGGCTTGCCCGTCAGGTCGGACAGCGTGTGGTAAGTGAGGTACGACGCGCGATGGAGAACCGCAAAACGATCATGGCCTAGGATGAAAGGAGGTCAGGTATGAGTGTAATTGAAGACCAAGTGAAAGGGATAGAGATGGATTTTACGTTAAAAGACGGAACTACATCATTTCAATTCCCTGTAAATCCGGAAGAACTAAATATTTCCCGTACCAAAGGGTATGAGACGATTCAGATGCTGGAGCATGGTGAGTTTGATTTTGCACAGGGAGAGAGGGTGAAGGAGATCACCTTCTCTTCTTTTTTTCCCAAAGAATACGATGCATCCTACTGCACGTATGCAGATATCCCCGATCCACGTGTAGCGATGAACATATTGAATACATTTCTAGTATCGAAGAAGCCGCTGCGCTTCATTATTACGAACACAGGTGTGAATGTGCCTGTGTATCTCGTGTCCCATAATACGACCTTCCGGGGTGGGGAGAGTGGGGATATTTATTTTGACCTCACCATGCGTACGTGGCGGGACTCGAAAGTAGAGAAGATGAGTGCGAAGACAGCAGGCCAGGCAGGCAAGACAAATACTCGCACCGATCTGAAAAAGACAAACAAGACGTACATCGTTAAATCTGGAGATTCGCTGTCCAAAATAGCCAAGCTGGAGCTTGGGAGCAGTTCCAAATGGAACGAGATCTACAAGCTCAATACTAAGACCATCGGCAGTGATCCGAACCGGATCAAGCCAGGACAGAAGCTGGTGATGCCGTGACATATCAAGTCATCATTGATGATCAATACGACGTGACCAAACTGGTGGAGACGATTACGCTGAAGGATTCGCTCGAACAGATTGCCTATCAGGCCAACATCCGGCTGGCGGTGTCTGCATCTTCGGGTCTGCCTTCGATATCACCGGGGATGCCGGTGCGGATCAGTGGGGTTCCTTTTGGCGAAAAGTCGAAGGTTCCTTTAGTGCATCCTGCTGTCATCTGGGAGGTCGAAAGCGCCAATAGTGGCACGAAGCGATTGTCTCTCACGGTGTACGACCGAATGATCTATCTGGAGAAGTCAGAGGATGAGTTTCTGTTACCGAAGGATCAGACCGCGACGCAGCGGCTCAAAACGTACGCTAAGGAATGGAAAATTCCCTGTGCTACGCTGCCAGATACGAAAACCAAGCTCGGTAAGGCGGTGTATCGGGCGCAGACGATTTTCTCGATGATGTTTGCCGATCTGAAGGAAACTGCGAAGTCAGGTGGAGACATGTATCATCCTCGAATGACTCCTGGCGGGTTGCAGCTCTATAAGGTGGGCAGTAACACGAAGGTGCACGAGCTGGATCGGCTCATCGATCTGACTCAGATGCGGACACTCGAAGGCGCTGTTACAAAGGTGAAAGTCATGGCGGCTTCAGAGTCGGGGAGCGGGAAAGAGGCTCCCTCCAAAGTGCTCGCCATTGAGCAGGACGGTGTAGCTGAACTCGGTACATTGCAAAAGCTGGTCGAAGACGATCAGGTGAAAACAGCGGCTGCCGCCAAAAAACTGGCGAAGAGTCGTCTGGCTGGGATTCAGGAGACGTTTACCGTAACTGCCCCAGATATCAATACCATTCGTGCCGGGGATGCCGTGTTATTGAAAGGGCTGAAGCTAATCGTCATGTCGGTGAGCCGAGATCTATCTGGAGCTGGAACGATGACGTTGGAACTAGCTACGGCGGAGATGGTGAGAAGGAGGGTTTACCTTGAATAACGATGATCCATATGGACAGTTTGCCGATGTGATGCGTGGTGCGATGAATAACCATTCTCGTCAAGCTGTTAGTGGAATGGGTGCTGTGTTGGGCACGGTGACGTCATCGGGTGTGAAGCTGGATGATTTCAAGCATGAGGTGCAGGATTATCTTGTTGCTGAGTTTCCCGGAACATTGACGCTGCCAGAGCGTGAGGTTGTTGGCGCAATCTCAGGGATCGGTGATGTGGCGAATGGCGGGACGACGAGCGTAGGACGGTTTCTTTTGCAGGAGAGTGAAGTAGATGAAGCCAATTGGTCGCTGGGAAAAGGCTTGAAACCCGGAGATCGTGTGCTTGCCATGCGTGTGAATAGTGGAAACGACATTGTAGTGCTGTGTAAGGTGGTGAGTGCCAATGCCTAGTCTGTTTCCTGATCGAGGTGTGGTCTGGGGCGATGAGGAGGATCTGTCAGGTTTGGCTTCGGAAGAGGTGACCTTTGGACGAAGCTGGCGATTCGATTATGATGCGGGGGATTTTGTACTGACTCCGAGTGGTAAGGTCGCTGTGGCAGATGCTCATGAGGCTTGGGTGCAATGGTGTATCAAAGCGGTCAAAACGCCGCGTTACCGGCATGTGATCTATTCTCGGAACTATGGCTCCGAGCTTGAGGATCTGATCGGGCAGGGGGATCGCCGGGGTGTGATGGAAAGTGAGATCGCTCGTATGGTGAGTGAGACGTTGCTGGCAGATCCTCGCACTGAATCGGTAGATCAGTTCACATTCAACTGGAACCTTGAGCAATGTATGTTTTCTTGTCGGGTGGGGAGTGTGCAGGAAGAGATGTTTATTTTGGAAAGTGAGGTGATCTGACGGGATGGCTGAGATGCCGCGTTATTTGGAGGATCAGACGGAGGAACAGATTATGCAGCGGATGCTGGATCGTCTGCCCGCGGATCTGGATAAGTCAGAGGGTTCTTTCTTATGGGATGCAGAGGCTCCGGTAGCGTTCATGTTATCTGAGGCAGCGCTCTGGGCACAGGAATTATTACGGCGTGGATTCGCCAGTACCGCTGCGAGCAGTGATCCGAATTTTCGTTCGGAGGAGCTGGATTTACGTACTGGGGAGCATGGCATTGTTCGGCGGGCTGCAGTGGTGGCACAAGGTGTAGTGAGATTCGTAGGTACGCCGGGGAAAGTGGTGCCAGCAGGCACCGTAGTTGCAACACTCGCGGATGAAGTATCGGGCGAAGCTTCGCTAGAATATGAAACGGTTGGCCGTGTGGAGCTAGGTGAAGACGGTTCTGGCATGGTCGGTGTACGAGCACTCGTTGCGGGAAAAGAAAGCAATGTGCCAGCAGGCACGGTAACCGTGCTGTCTACACCGATGAGCGGCGTGACTTCGGTCACGAACGTGGATGTAATCAAGGGCGGTGCGGATATCGAAGCAGATACCGCTTTGCTAGAACGTTTCTATGCCAAAGTCCGCAATCAGGGAACCAGTGGTAACAAAGCTCAATATGTACAGTGGGCAAGCGAAGTTCCGGGCGTTGGAGCGACGCGTGTTATTCCGCTCTGGCAGGGGCCGGGCAGTGTGGGGTTGTATTTGCTGGATATAGATAAACGAGCTGCCGGAAGTGATCTGGTGGCGGCCGTGCAGAAGTACGTAGACCCAACACAGGATGGACAAGGCGAAGGCGTTGCACCTGCGGGGCCTGTAGTAACCGTCATGCCGGCAGAGGAAGTGCCGATGAACATTCAGGTGAAGCTGACACTGGCGAGTGATGCCACGCTAGCCGATGTGCGGGAGTCGATCGAACGCGGGGTGACCGCGTATCTGAAGCAGCTTGCTTTTGCCGATCCACTCGTTCGCTACACACGTATTGCTGCCATCCTACTCGACATTCCGCCGATCATCGACTATTCGGAGCTTACCGTGAATGGAGTGAGTGACCAGAATATCGAGATGACAGCAAGTCAGGTGGCGGTGTTAGGAACGGTGGATGTGCATGAATAGTGGGAAAAATCAGAGTGGGAAGGAGGACATGGTATATGAGTAATCCTTCTACGATGAGTGTGAAGCTGACAAGCCCGAAGGGGCGGGAACTTTTCTCGTATTTGCCCAGTTATTATGAGACTTCACGGGTGATGCAAGCCGATATGCAGTCCAAAGGTACTGAGATGGATCTGCTGTATCAGACACTGGATGAGACGTTGGATCAATTTTTTGTCCGTACCGCGACATGGGGATTAGGCTACTGGGAGCAGGAGCTGGGTATCGAAACAGATCGAATCAAACCTGTGGAACAACGGCGTGCTGTCGTAGAGTCGAAGCTGCGTGGTGCCGGGAAGTTCTCGGGTAGGCTTGTTGCCAATGTGGCTGAGGCGTATGCCAGAGGCAAGGTGGATGTATCATTTCAGCCGGAAGTATGGAGCTTTACCGTGAGCTTTGTGGATACGATGGGCATTCCGCCCAATATTGATGATCTCAAACGGGCAATCGATGATTTGAAGCCAGCGCATATGGCTGTGGAGTACGAGTATCGCTATCTGACCATTGCGGAGGTCGAGAGTATGACTCTAAGTAATATTGAACAAATCCTACAGGATAAATTTGCAGGAGGTGGGGCTTGATGAATGAATCAAAGACAATCAATTTAGGATTGAATAAAATTGATCGTTCTTCGCCATCGACAACTTATTTTGATCTGGATAAGTATCTGGATCAGAATTGGGAGAAAGTGGATGGTTTTGCGCAGATGGTAGAGGAGAAGGTCGAAGACACGGTTGCGCATGTTAGTGATATCCAAGATCGACTTGATGCGGAAAAGCGTAGAACTCTAACACTGGAGCCCGGATTACAGATTATTAATGCCAAACGTGCATCGGCGTTTAAATTGGAAGGAATTAAGGGTCGTACGTTGGTTAACTTGCTGGGACGTGCTGGAGGCGGTGAGAGTCTGAACGGCTTTATGGTGTCCGCTTCAACAGCAAGTATTGACACAACCGATAAAACGTCTGGAATGTCGAGCCTAAAGATAGTGGCTACGGCTACAACGGCGTATGGCGTGTACTTCGATATTTCGAGTATCAACAAAACCAAATATTACGTTGCAATCGCGAGTGTAAAAGTGGGTACGGCTCCGAGAGCTGATTTACGTTTGACGAAGACGGATTTCACTAATATAAAAACGTCTGGGTACCTCACTAATACAAATTTCCAGTCCTACGTATTGACACTTTCTCCGGCTGACCTAACAGACGCCGCAAGACTATACGTGAGATACGAAGGCGGAGCAGTTGGGGGTACCGGATCATTAGACTCTGTACGTCTCTATGAGATTACAGCGGAAGAGGCTGCCGCTATCGGAGGTATGACGACAGAACAAATCGCCACTAAGTACCCTTACGTTGAGAGCATTCAACCTATCAGAAATCCGTATGCGATTCGATATGGAGAGAACTTGTTGCCGCCATTTTATGAGTGGCCGCCAATTAATTCAACGTTTTCCCGCGTTAAGCCGTATAAGTTTGAACAAGTCGCAACTGAAAATTATCAAGCTACTTATTATGATATAAACGTTGTGCCCAATACCAATTACGTATTTTCTGCTATTCATACTGCGTTTATAGGTGTATATCAAACAGATAACGTGACCGTAATAGCTCCGTATACGAGGGATCAATCCCTCTCTTTTAATTCAGGGCAGAATAAAGTTGTACGTGTTTATTTCAGTAATCGGGATTTAGGAGTAGGTACGTATACTTATGAAAATGCTACTCTCACGCTTGGCAATGTAGCAAAACCATTCAAGCCGCGTGAAGACGTTATGCTTGCATTTCAAACGGATCTATACGCTGATCCATTGACTGGTGCGAATGCTGACGAAGTATTCGAGAAGGACGGACAATATTTCAAGTTGACGAAGTGGAAAAAGGTCGTATTGGACGAGGCTTTGACGTGGCGATTCAGTACGAATTACACAGGATACAAGAGGGTTGCTATTGACGCATTTGTGCCAACGCAAACAGAGGAGAAAAGATGGGGTAATTACGCTGTTAAATACGATGATAAATTTCTTACGAATGGGACGTCAAGTTTAGCCGCAGACGTTTTTGATCTTTCAACTGACAAGGTTTTGTATATGACAATTTCTAACGCAGACAGTGGATGGGGAGATTCATACACACCGACAGCCGACGAAATTAAGGCGTATTTCATGGGATGGAGAATGGGAATTTCCGGAAACGTATTAAATCCTTATAACGGTACTGGTACAAAAGCGTGGTCGAAGATAACGCCGTTGGGTGCTGAGGGAACAACTGTTTTACCTAAAGCTTCATACGCAGAGTGGACGCCATATCAACTCGTCTACCAGCTTGCAACGCCAACTGTTGAACCGATAACGTCTGAGGGGCAATTGACGTTTATAGATGGAGCTAACCAGATCGAAGTTGGAACGGGTATTGTGTTGCGTGAATCAAATAGACCTGGTTACGTCAGCAACACTTATTATTTCAATGATTCGTTTTACGGTTCGTCATTGAAGTACAAGGTGGCTAAAATCTTAAGCGTTTATAAAGAAATGACGCGAGATTATAAAGCTATCATCTATTCGGGAAACAATCAGTACGGAAATCAAAAGGCTCGTTTGGACGAAAGAAATTACGATCCGTCAGCTACGTACACGATAACATATCTCATGCTGGATACGTTCCCTCTGTCGTCCTTCATCGGTTCAATTGCTGAAAACGAAAAAGCATTACTAAATGATCTAACTGATATCGTACAACAAAGTGCGACATCGTTATCAGTCACTGAAATTGAATTAAGGCAAGCTGTACAAGCCATTATTCAACAACAAAAACGAAACGTTTGGGGGCCTATCATCTAATGACAGATACAATTAAATCACTTTATGCAGGGGTAGCACCTCCTGCTAACACGGTTGTTTATACTGTTCCCGAAGGTAAGTATGCGGTTGTTAAATCAATTGTATTATGTAATCCAAATTCTATCGAGACTAATTTTACCGTGTTAATAGCAGGGATGCACGTTGCGTACGGCCATATATTGAAGCCAAATAGTACGTTGGCTATTGATAATTTAGATGTGCCGATGTTGACAGGAACGCAAATCATTGTGTTTAGTGCGTCAAACAGCCCTTTAACTGCTTATATAAGCGGTTTTGAGCGTGATTACGTACAAAGCGAATATTCGTATACCTTAGCTACGGGTAATTCGACTACTGGTATTTATACGGGAGAAGATAGGTTAATTAAATCTATTGTTATTGTTGGGGGAATTGGTTCGACTGATGGAAAATTTACGATACAAGTAGCTGGGCAAACCATCATCAATTCGTACACAATAAAGCCGAGAGATACTTTGATACTGCCATCTACTAACGTTTTTCATCCCAAAGAACGTAACCTCAATATAAACATATCTAGCGCAGCAAGCACCGTCTATTTTGGAGTTATATGGGAAAGGTTGTTGAGCTGAAATGCTTTAGCACAACTTCAATCAATTAACGAGAGGTAGTGGGAAAATGATCGAACAGGGACCGGAAAATAAAATCGGCATGAAGATTTACTACGACTTGAACTCAGGAAACGCAATCGTCATTACGCCAGAGAGCGCCGGAATCGTTGTTGAAACGACAAGAGAGCAAGACTTCAAATTGTATAAGGCATTGGACGACAAGGTACCTGAAAGCGTAGGGATGATTCAACTTGAACACGGAGAATATTCCTTGGATCGTGCCGAAGGCGGCATTATCGAAAGAGTCGACTTGGGAACATTGAAGCCATTGTTCTCTTATCCTAATCCAATCGCACAAGAGCCACAAGTGCCTGGCATTTCATTAAGCGACCAAATTTCCGACTTGAATCAAAGGCTTCTTGAAGCGAATGAACAGAATGGACAACTGGCCGAAGAAAGCACACTCAATCAAATTGCGCTTATGGAGCTACATGCTATGATGCTGAGTTTGATGCCACCTGAAGAAGCGGCACCTACAGAAGAAGTTCCTGCAGAAGATGTCCCAGTGGAACAAGCACCAGAAGAAACGGCAAATGAAGAATAAGCTTGGGAGGCTGCTAATCAGATGGGGAATTGCACTCACGAAAGGGGGTGAGACTATGTTGGCTATATACGTGGCTATGATTCACAAAGGCGTTATTAAAATCGAAGATGTACCTACTGCTGGTGGTAATCGTGATAAGGTGAAAGCAGCACTCGAAGCTACTGGAATGGATCAAAACGGAAATATCGTGTAACAGGCGTCCTAATAAGGGGCGCTAATTTTATGCCCTCTGATCCATGGAGGGCTTTTTCTAACCAATGAAAGAGGTGTAGTCATGCCTTTAATTGATAATTACTTGATTGACAATAGCTTGATTGATGGGCCACCGAAAGGGATTCAATATGCATCTGGTCAAGTTCTTTCGTCGAACACTACCGATACGTTTCACATGTCGAATGGATCAACTACAAGCGGGTTATATTTCGTAACTGTAAATGGTAGTGAGATAGGATTCGTACCGGATTTAATCGTAGTAACAATGGATGATCCTAGTGGATCGTTAAGTGCTCGAACATCTTTAGTTTACGGTGTTGTATATGATTCAACTTTGCCCAAAGATTCAGGAGGATATGCTAACTATCTATCCCAAAATTCCTATTCATCCGTGACAACTTATATCGGTAGGCTTAGGTCACCCGCTTATGTGGATGCAACGGGATTCAAGTTTCCTGTTACAGCACGTAACGGAGTATCTCATGCGTGGAAGGCATTCAAATTCACTTAACAAATTAATGAGTACCGCCCTCTGGAGTGGTCAGGGGGCTTTTTCTATTAAATGAGATGAGGGAAAATATGGAAAATTTTAGTAAGTGGGCTATTGCCCTTGGTGGTAGTGGATTAACTTATTTCTTTGGTGGTTGGTCGGGTGTGTTGGGTGTATTGCTAGTTTTTGTGGCATTGGACTATATGACAGGTTTTGCAGCGGCAGCTATGACGGGTACGCTAAAGAGTAACACGGGATTATTCGGCATTGCCCGTAAGGTCTTTATTTTTGCAATGGTATCGGTGGCTCATCTGGTGGACGGTGTTCTGGGAGACGGACATTTGTTCAGGGATGCGGTCGCCTTTTTTTATATCGCGAATGAGCTGTTGTCTATTATTGAAAATGGTGGCAAGCTGGGTGCACCCATTCCGCCTGCCATTCGGCAGGCGATTGAAGTGCTCAAGGGTAAGGGAGGAGCCGGGGATCACCCCGGTAACCTCCCTTTTAAGTCTAATGAATCTTCTGCTCAAACAGATGATGATAGTGACGTACAAAAGAAAAATGATAAAAAGTAA